AGCAAAGACATCACGCCCGGCGAGGCCGCCGTCATCCTCCAGCAGAATCCAACCCTCACCCAAGTGGACACCCCCTCCGGCTACTACCCGCGCCCGAAATGAGCAAGCCCACCACCCACGGCGGCCCACGCAAAGGTGCCGGCCGCAAAACCGGCAGCAAAAACAAAAACGCCAAAGGCCGAACGGCCATCACCCGCAGCGTCTCCATGCAACCGGAGAGCTGGCAAAAGCTCGACCGCGACCGAGGCGACCAGAGTCGCGGGAAATACATCGAGACAAAATTATTCGGCGGCAAGGGTCCCCAATATGAAGTCGTCATGGATCACAAAGCCAAATCGATCCACCTCATTCCTGTAAAATAACCGCCAGATTTTTATCATGTCGCCCGGCACGCGATAAACAAAAGCCGTTTCCTTAACACGATGTCGGAAAAACACCCCCGAATTTCCGACAAAACTATCCGCGTTGAGGTATAAAATCGGGCTATTCGCTCACGAGTATAACACGCTTTGCTTAAAATTTACGCCAAAGCTCAAGCGTGCTTTGAGTTTTAAGGCAAAATCTAAACAGCCGGACTCTACATTTGCCAAATGTAGCATCTTTCTCGCCTGTAGCTTTTGACTCCCCCAAATCCTCGCAGGCAGACGAGAGACACGGATGAGCGACTTGACCGGAGAATCTCGGTCGTCGCCACATCGAGGTCGGGAGGCGCTTAAAAAAGAATCGGGCGCGAACCGAGGAGCCAAGTCGTAACGCACGGCGTCAACCTTGGAAACCCGGCGTCTGAAAAGGTGCGGCCGCGCCGTCCCTGCAAATCCCCCCTCTGCGTCTCCGCGCCTCTGCGGGATAAGCCCCAGCGTTTGACTCCGCCCACACGGGCATGGAGTCCCTAAAACTTTCCGGCATCAAATCATTCCTCCGCCGCACGAAGACCACGGTGGAGCTGGAAGCCCTCGCCGCGTCAACCTTCGCCAGCGCCACCGAGGAGGTCACGATTACCTCCATCGGCACCGAAGGAACATCCTCATCCGGCCAGGTCACGATGCCCAAGTGGCTCCTCCTCGAAGCCATCGAAGACATCCTCAGCGAAGGCCCGAACGGTCGCCAGCTTTTCGCCATCGCTGACCGCAGCAGATACGGCACCGCCGTTTGACACGCCCGCCTCGGCGTGCCGTCGAAAATCAAAAAATCAAGTTGGGGTGGAACCCGCCCCGGAGCAGGCCGCCCGCGCAAGCCAGACGCAAAAGCCGCCGCCTTTGAAGCCGCCCAGCCCTCGCTGAATCGCGGCCTCATCTGGGTTCCGACCACCGATCCCAAGCGCGAACTCACGGCACACACCCGACTTGAAATCCTCCGCCTCTCGCGGTGGCTCTACAACAACGCCGCGCAGGCAACTTACATCGTCGAGCACCTCGCCCAACGCGCCATCGGCACCGGCATCGTCGTCCAACCCAAAACCTCGAACTTAGCCTGGAACAAAAAGGTTGATCAGTATTTTGAGGATCGGAACTGCGCCGAGGCATGGGCATTCGATGCCGGCGCACAGGTTAATTTCTACACCGCGCAAAGCCTCATCCTCCGCCAGGTCGCCATCGACGGCGATTTCTTCGCGCAATTCCTCAAGACCAAAGAAGGCGCGGCCCGCGTGCGCTTCATCGGCGGTGAGTCCATCGGCGGCTCGGCAGGCTACGGCAACCCGGACGACATGACGCACGACGGCGTTTCGATGGACCGCTTCGGCGCGCCCGTCGCCTACACCGTCAACGCTGAAAACGGCACTCGTATTCCCGCCGAAGACATCCTCCATTTCCGCCACATCCGCCGCCACGCCCAGCCGCGCGGCGTTTCGTGGTTCCACTCCGCCGTCTCCAACCTCCGCGACATCTCCGAAATCAACTCATTTGTGAAGGGAGCGTATAAGGCCGGGGCGCAAATCGGCTACATGGTTACCAGCACCGAGGTCGCCAAGATCGGCCTCGGCGCTGGCTTGAAATCCACGACCAACGAAGTCGGCGACCTCCAAACCAGCGACCTCCCGAACGGCATCCTCCTCCCACGCCTCAAGCCAGGCGAAAAGCTCGAAGCCTTTAAGAACGACATTCCCGGCCAGACCTACGAAGCCGTCATGCGCGCGCTCCGCTCCGATGTCGCCTTCGCCGTCGGCCTGCCGCCCGAGGCCATGATGGTCAATGTCGGCCTCGCAGGCACCGAGCAACGCGCCGTTTTGGAGGTCACGCAGAACTTCCTCGAGCGCCTTCAGCAACAGGTCATCGATCAGTTCTGCCGACCCTTTTACAAGTATTGGCTCTGGCACGAAATGCAAGCCGGTCGTCTGGAATACCCCGGCGACGATTGGTGGCGCCACGAATGGCTCGCACCGAAAAAGATCACGGTGGACAGCGGCCGCGACGCCCGCGCCTTCAGCGAGCAACTCGACAAAGGCCACCTGTCGCCGACCCGCTATTTCAACATGCTCGGCCTCCGCGCCGAGGAAGAGGAGGCGGATGTCATCGAGACCTATCTCCGCCGCAAACAAAAATGCGAAGCCCTCGGCCTCGATGTCTCGCAGGTCTTCCCGAACTCCCTCCGCAGCGGCCTCGCCGCGCAACAGCCCGCCGAATCCAGCGACGACGAGGAAGACGGCGCACCCACTCAACCCACCCAACAAAACTCATGAACAAAAAATTCTATGCACTGGAAAAATCCGACAACGGCGAAGCAACGATTCACCTCTACGATGAGGTCGGTGCTTTCGGCTCAGGCTCAAAAGAGTTCCTCGCCGACCTCGGCAAGCTCGACGGCCAACATCTCCACCTCCGCATCAACTCGCCCGGTGGGTCCGTGGTTGAGGGAACGGCCATTTACAACGCCCTCCGCCGGCACAAAGGCGGGCTGACCGTCCACATCGACGCCCTCGCCGCTTCGATGGCCAGCGTCATCGCCATGGCAGGCGCCCCCGTCTACATCGCCGACAACGCCCTTTTGATGATTCACAATCCGTGGACCGTCTCTATGGGCGACTCGGACCAGCTCCGCCGCGAAGCCGCTCTTCTCGACAAACTCAAAGACTCCCTCCGCAACGCCTATGTCCGCAAGACCGGCATGGAGGCCGACCGCATCGCCCAAATGATGGACGAGGAAACATGGCTCGACGCCGTCGAAGCCGTGGCCCTCGGATTCGCCGACGCCATCGAGGAAGGCGTAGCCGCCGCAGCCACCGCCACGCCGGAAAGTCTCCGCGCCCGATTTGACACCTTCGCAAAGGCAAAATCTATGGATCCCGAAACCGAAAAAACCGAAACCGAAAAAGTCGAAAACGAACCGACCCCCTTGCTCGTTGAAATTCTGGCTTCCCTTGACGAAGTCGAAACCAAATCCGCCGAACTAGACGAAGAAAGCAAATCCACCCTCGCCGAGCGCCTGCAATCCATGGCCACCGCGATGAGTGCTCCCGAAGAGGAGACCACTGAAGAGGCAACTAAAGAAGGCGACGAAGAGTATGCTGCCGAGCCTCAAGCCAAAGTCTCCGCCGCTGACAGCATCCTCGCCAAATTCAACGGCGCAATCGCCGATCGCGACGCCGCCCTCGCTGAAGCCACCGCCTACCGCGCGAAATTTGAAGCTCTCAACAGCGAAGTCGAAACCCTCCGCAGCGAACTCGCTCAAGACCGCGAAGACCTCGGCCGGTTGCAACGCTCCTTCGGCCTCTCCGCCGCCCGCGTCGTTCCCGAAATCGATCAGTCCGCCAACCCCTCGAGCATCTACGACCAATGGCGCAACGCCACCGGAGCCGAGAAGACCCGCATTTTCCGAGCGAACCGCAAAGCCCTCGAAGCCCACGCCAAGACCGCCGCGATTTGACACCCACGCAATCCACGAAACCCAAAACCTAACCCACCAAACCACCCACTCAAATGGCCACAACCATCTCATCCGAACTCAAACTGAATGTCGTCCTCGACTCTGCGCTCGTCGCACTGCGTGAGGCGCTTCTCCCGCTCAACTCCTTCTCGACTGTCTACAACAGCGTTCCGCTCCAAGGCACCGACAAGATCAGCGTTCCGTTCTACCCTCTCGCCACTGACGCGACGAGCGACTTCAACGGCACTTATTCTTTCGGCGACACAAACGCCATCAACAGCCGCGAGATCACGGTCAATAAGCGCAAGTATCAAGCGCTGAGCTTCACTAGCTCGGAACTCGCCCGCCAGCCCTACTTCAATCCTGAACAGTTGGGCTTCTTGAAAGGCCGCAAGCTCGCCGAAGACATCCTCCGTGATGTTCTTTCGGTCGTCACCCTCGCCAACTACGGCGCAGCGATCCACACCGGCGCAGCCTCCGCGTTTGATTCGGACGACATGATCACCATCAAGACCGCGCTCGATGTTGCCAAATGGCCAAAATCCAGCCGCGTCATGATCCTCGACAACGCCTATGAAGGCGCGCTCCTCAAGGATTCCGGCATCAAAAACGCCGCCGCAGTCGGCAGCGCATCCGCCATCCAAAACGGCCGCCTGCCACAGATCGCTGGCTTCGATGTCGTCGGCACCAACCTCATCCCCGGCAACAGCGAAAACCTCGTCGGTATGGTCGCACTCCCCGAGGCGATCTTGGTCGCCTTTTCGCCCGTGCAGCCAAGCCCCGGCGTCCGCAACAACCTCACTGCTTACGAAGTGGCAGTCGATCCCGAGACTGGTCTCTCCATCGAATACCGCTCATGGGGCGATCCCGACACCGACACTGAGAAATCAGTCATCGAAGTCAACTACGGCTTCGCCCTCGGCCACGCCGCCGCCCTCAAGCGCATCGTCAGCGCCTAAGCCTGATGCGCCTCGGCCTCACACTCAACCGCATCGGCAACGATTGGCAGGTCACACACCTGCCGAGCGTCCCGCTCGCCGACCAACTCGCCGACTTCAAAGCCAAGCAAGTCGCCGGCGAGTTCACTGCCGACGAAACCCTCGTCGTCAGCCTCGGTGACACGCTCAAGCGCCACGCCAAAAAAGCCAGCGCCCCCGCCGTCATCGCCGAGCCGGAGCAAGAGTCACCAAAGCCAAAGAAGAAATAACCCGCTACCCGCGCGATTCCCCGCGCCAGCCCGCAAACGCCTCGCCGTCTCACTCCGGCGGGGCGTTCTGCTTTTTGACACTCCCCGAACAGCGTGACCGCCGCCGCGATTTCCGCTTTCCGAAACCAATCCGTCCGAGTCGCCAACTCCGCGCACGGCGTCGAAGTCGGCTTCCGTGGTCAAACCCTCCGCGTCGTCCTCGCCCCCGTCGCCATCTCGCTCGATCTCGCCACCGGCGGCCTCACCCAAGGCGGTCAATTCCGCTGCCACCTTCTCGCCGCTGACCTCGCCACCCCGCCCCAGCGCGGCGAGGCCATCACCTATCGCGGCCGCTCCTACACGATCCGCGACATCGCCGAATCCACCAGCGACGCCGAGCACATCGTCACCATCGCCCCAGGAGGTCGCCTGTGAACCTCGCCGTCGAGCAATCCCTCGCCACCTGGCTGCAAAACCTCCCCGCCTTCGACGGCATCGCCATCCACACCGGCCAAAGCAACGCCGAAATCCCCGGCGACGCGCCCTCCATCATTTGCGCCTGCGAGTCCGTCGAGGCCATGAGCACCACGCTCCACAAAGCCACCGCCGCGATCCTCCTCTCGACGCCATCCACCCAAGACCTCGAGCAGCACCGCCAGCTCGTCGATTCCCTCCGCTCGTCCCTCTACGCCGCAACGGCCCTCGCCAACGCCTTCGCCCCCACCGCCACGCTCCTCGGCGCCGACCTCCAGACCTTCACCGAATCCCAGACCGACGACCGTTGGCTCTGCACCGCTCAACTCACCCTCGGCCTCGCTGCGATTTGACACCCGCTCCTCTCCCGTAACCCGCAACCCAACCCAACCAACTCAAAATCATGGCAGCTTCAATCTATCGCTCATCGGCCGTCTCTTCGGCCACTTATGGAACACCGGAAGTTTCCGGCCTCATCGTCACCGGCTTTTCGATTTCGGAATCAGCCGATGTTCAGGAAGTTAAGGACTCACAGGGTAGCGTGGTGGCGGTGGCAGTAGGCGAGCCGATCCAAGAGGTCAGCGTCGAAGGCATGCGCACCGGCAGCTTTTCTCTGACCGTTGGCGGCACCGCCTCGATCACGATGCCCGCCGGAACCTCCCTCGGCAGCACGACCATCTGCACCTCGCTGGAAACCAGCTTCGCGGCCGAGCAGTTCGAGACCGTCTCCGCGACGCTCCGTAGCTACGGCACCGCGATGACCGCCGCTTAATCCCAACCCGCCGCGCCGGGGTAGTCGCCTAGCGGCTCCCCGGCCGCACCCCACGAGAAATGACCACACGACATATCGCCATTTTCAACACGCGCGACCTGAAGCTCGCCAGCATCCTCACGGCCCTCGGCTTTGAGTTCGAGAGCGACAAAGCCCCCGCGACTCGCATCAAGCGCGAGAGCGGCGACGAGTCCACCGTCTTCCACTTCAAAGCCTCGCACCCCACCACCGGCCAACAAGCCGATGAAGTCATGCGCGCCTTCGCCAGCGAGGATTTCATTGAAAAAAATCCAGAGTCCCCCGTGTCCTACATGATCGCCGCCCTGCGCAACCGCGACCAGCTCCTCACCGCGATCAAAGCCATCCCCCGCCAGATCGTTTTCGAGCGAAACGGCAAGATCGTGAGCATCTCCGAAAACGCCACCGACGAAGACAAGAAGCGCTTCGCCAAATTTCTCTAACCAACCAACCCAAACGACAAACACATGACAGACACCAACGACCTCCTGACCGACGACGAAGCCCTGCGCGAGCAAGCCATGACCAGCGGCCCGCAAAAACTCTCCCGCTGGGAGATGCGACCAACCGCCGCGCTCGAAATCTCCTGGATGCAGCGCAACAAAATCCTCAGCCCCGACATGGACATCCTCTGGCGATCCGGCGGCTTCGCCTTCATCCACAGCGCACCCAAAGCCTCGGTCCGATCAACCGTAAACGACCACGCCCGCTTCGTTGCTGCCGTGGACGATTGGATGGAAAAACAAAACCCCACCTCCTCCGAGATCGCCGAACTCCAAAAGCTCTGCCTCGAGCGCACGAACGAATACTTCGCCAGCTTCTCCGAGACCCACGGCGGAAAGTCCGCAGGGGGAAACTAAACGGCCCCGGCTGGCTCGCAGGCTATGTTTACCGCATCGCTAAGACCACCGGCTGGGGCTACCGCGAAATCCTCGAAGACCTCCCTTTCGCCGCAGGGCTCCAAATCATCCACGCCGACGACGCCGCACACGGCCGCAAGCGCGCCTGGACCCGAAACTCCCGAAAGGTGGATTTTGACTCCCTCGCTGCCATAGACGCCGCATTCGCAAAAATCACCTGATGCCCAAGTTCAAACTCACCAACCTCAAGTTTGAGAAAATCATGAAGGACTACGCCACGATCCGTGAAACCACGATCCCCGACGCAGTCCACATGAATGCTCGTCTTCTGTGCGTGGAGTTGGCCCGCCGCACGCAGCCGTTCGGCAACAAGACAGGCGGGGAAAAAGTTGGGGAGAAAGCGATCGCCACCGACATCTATGGAGGCCGTCGAAGCACCGGCAAAGGCAAAAGCCGCGCTGGATTATTCGCGCACATCACCCCGCGACAAATGGCTTATGCCGACACCCACGACAGCGCCAACATTTCTGTTTTTGCTACTAAAGGCGGTGATGTTTACGGGGTTGACCGCGCCCACTTTCTTCCAGGCGCAGATGTTTCTGACCTCATAAATATACATCGCTCAAATTTTGTTAACGGGAAAATGAGTGCTGCCGGAGGAGATACAAAAAACATCGGACGCTGGAAATTCATCAACAAATACTTTGTGCCAAAGCAAACCCTAGAGGATTTCGTAAAACTCCAATATGCCAAAGTCGGCATTGCCAAATCCGGCTGGGCGCACTGCGCCAACCAACTCCGCAAAGTAGTTTCTGGAGCGATGACACGCGACATCCCCGGCTGGGTCACCCGGCATCTCGGAGATTATGGGCTCGGAAATGTCCAAGACAAAACAGCAAACCTTTTTGCCCCCACAGTTGTCCTCACAAACACCTGCAAATACGCCGACCGCGTTTTGCCAATTAGCGAGAAACTCATGGCGCAATCCGTAGTTGCTGAAAAAATGAAAAAGCAAATGGCGATGATCTTGAAAAAGCGAGTCACCAAACTCCAGGAGGCCGCGTAAAGCCATGGCAGATGTCTCAGTAGAATTCGGAGCACAGGATGTCGGGCTGGAGAAAGCCCTCCAGCAAATCCAAGGCGAGATGGGCAACCTTCAGGGGAAGGTCAAAAGCGGCGAGCTTTCCATGGAAGAACTCGAGGCCACGATGAAACGCATCGGCCAGGTCGAGAACATGGAGAAACGCCTCAAAGCCATGGGCGACCAATCCGGAGCCGCATCGCCGAAGGTCGACGCCCTCGGCAAAGACATCAAAGGCGCGGGCGACAAGAGCGAGAAAATGGGCGACCAAGCCGGGCTTGGCTTCGGCAAACTCGCCGCCGCTGTCGGCGTCGGTCAACTCGCCGCTAAAGCCTTCACCGCCGTGCTCGATGCCGGATTCGCCGCCGTGCGTGGCACGATCCAAGGATTCACCGACGCCCTCGACCTCGGCGGCACCCTCTCCGACCTATCCGCCTCCACCGGCGAGTCGGCCGGCAATCTCCTCCTTCTCCAGCGCGCCTTCGACAATACCGGCGCGGGTGCGGACAAAGTCGGTCCCGCGATTGCCAAGCTCCAAAACAACATCTTCGGCGCAGGCGAAGGCAGCAAGGAAGCCGTCGCCGCCTTTGGCCGCATGGGCCTCTCCATGGATGAACTCGCAGGGAAGACTCCCACCGAGCAACTTGCCCTCGTCGCCTCCGGCATCTCCGGCATCCAAGACCCCAGCAAACGCGCCGCCACCGCCATCGATGTCTTCGGCAAATCCGGCGCGGAACTCCTCCCGCTCCTCACCAATTTCTCGGGCGAAATGAACGAGGCCCGCGCCACCGTCGGCTCCATGGCCGACATCATGGACCGCCGCGCCAATGTCTTCGACGCCGTAGGCGACCGTTTTCTCATCATTCAGCAGAAGGTCCGCGACTTCGCCGCCGGCATCCTCGACAAAGCACTCCCTGCCATCGACGCCATAACCAGCGCCCTCTCGCGCATCGACGCCGCCGCCATCGGCCAAAACCTCGCCGACGCCTTCCTCGGCGGGCAGGACGCCATGAAAGGATTCCAAGCTGCGGTGGATGCCATCTCCATCGGCCAAGTCGGCCTCGCCTTCGAGGTGTTTTGGGAAAGCCTCAAACTCCAGGCGATGCAGACAGCCGATGAGATTTACAAAAGACTGATCGCCGCTTTTCAATCCGCCGGTCAATTTCTCGCCGAAATTTTTTCGCCATCTGGCGCTCTCATTTCGACCGTTTTGGACGGCTTTAATCTTTTGGGAGCGCGCATCGCCGAGACCATTCAATCCAAACTCGCCGACGCCCTATCGGGAAACATGCTTACGCAGGGCATCTCGGACAATCTCCGCGCCGCTGCTGAAGAATCCAAGCGCGCTGCCGACAAAATCTCGGAAAGCATGACCGGCGCAGGCGGCCGCATCGCTGAGCAATTTGTGAACGCTGGCAAAGCCCTTCCGGATTCCTTCTCCGAGAACTACGCCAAAATCCCCCCTCTCTTCGCCGACCTCGGCGCCCAGCAAAACAAAGTTGCCGAACTCGAGGGCCAAGTCACCGCCGCGACCGCAGCCACCACCGCCGAGCGCGCGACACAAGCCAAGCAGACCGAGGACGAGCTTAAAAAACGCCAAGCACTCAAAGACCAGCAAGCCGCCGCAGACGCCGAAGCCAAAGCCAATAAGACCGCCATCATCGAGCTCGAGACCCAGCTAAACGCTGCCAAAGCCGCAGGCAACACCGAACTCGTGGCCTCCCTCGAAAAAGACCTTGAGCGCAAGAAGGCGACCGAGGAGATCGCCAAGCTCACCGACGACTATGTGAAAACCCTCGGCGTCACCAAAGAAGAAGCCGGAGTCCTCGCCACGAATTTCGTCAACGCCAAAAACGCCGCCGCTGCCGTGAAGGTGGACAAGACGACCGTCTCCGAAGCCAAAGCCGAGGCCAGCAAAGCCGCCGAGGCCGCCAAGTCCTTCGCCACCTGGCTGGATTACATCAAAGGCGTGGATCCCTCCGCGCCCGTGAAAAGCCTCAAAGAGAAGACCGCCGATGCCCGCAAGGAAATCACCGCCTTCGGCGAATACATCGGCACCGACCTCAAAAACAAATCCTTCCCCGACATCGCCCGCGAGCTCGGCATTAAAAACCTCGGCACCACCGGCAGCGAGCAGATGCAGCAAATCCTCGACTACATCGCCAGCAAGCGCGGCGAGCTCACCGGCATTCAGCCGATTGACGAAAAAGGCGGCAAGAACTCCCTGCAAAATATCCAGGCCGAAATCACTAAGCTCGGCTCTACCCAGCAAACCCTCAACCTCGACGCCTCGAAATCCATCGAGTCCATCAAAGGCAAGCTCAAGGAAAACATCGACCTCGCCATCACCACCGGCGAAGGCACCAAAATCCTCGGCGATCTCAAAGGCTTGCTCGGCGAAATCAAAACCACGATGACCACGCTTTCCAATAAACTCCCCACCCACGCCCTCGCCTAGCCATGCCCACCGTTTATTCAGCCTCTAGTTCCCAGTGGCCTTTATTGCAGTCCAAGACCGAGCAGAAATTCAAAAGCGGCCTTTTCAATGTTTCGGCCGAATTCATCCGCCCCGTCGGGAATACCGACCTTCCCGACGTCATTGAGACCAGCATCGGCGATGTCGATGTCTGGCCCGAGCCGACCGTCAGCGTCGGCACGGACGGCTTCGAGCGCATCAACGCCACCGGCTATGGCGTGTGGGATGCGAACGCCTCGGCAAGCACATTCGGCTACGAATTGGGGGAATTAGTTATTACATTTAGACTGATTGATAAATGCACCATGCTTGATGGTTGCGGCGAAGGCAAGCCCTGCGGCAGCATCTTAGCAATTACTCCGGTCGTTCGTAATATTAGTGTAATTTTAGAGACCGTTCACATCGCACAAATTGGAGACACAATCCCAGGCTCGCCAACTCTAAAAGCTTTTTATACAAACGGAACGCAACTTCCAGTTTCGATAAACATCGGTTCCATTGAGCCAAGCGTAAGTCCGTCACTATATAGTGGGGTTTTTGACTCAAATATTATTATAGAAAAAAGGTTGGTGAACATCAAAAAGAATGTATTTGGAGCAGTAAAAGAAACAGAAGTTATTTATCAAGCTGTGCCTTATGTAAGCTTTGGATCATTTTACCAAATAACAAATTGCCCCTCATAAGCCGTGGCCTCCAACCCTCCAATTTCTTTCGACGCGCTCGCCAAAACCGCCGCAAACCCCGCTAGCGGCGGCTACCCCTACTCGCTCAAAGGCAGCGACCTCGACAAGAATTTCGCCTTCGCCACCGAGGATTTCGACACGGACGATTTTAAAGTCACCAATGCCCTCGGAGCCGGAGGCCACCAGAACCGCAAGGTCGCGCTTGCGATTCGCATCCCCGCCGTGCCTGGCAGCGGCACCCATGTCCTCGGCGCCGTGGGCGGCACTCTGCAATGGATCGCCACGGAGGAGTGCTAGGATGCAAATTTTCACCACGGAGAACACGGAGAGCACGGAGGCCAAGAAGAGAAATGTTTAAAATGATTCCAAACCCGCCCTCTGCCTTCCTCTCCGTGTGCTCCGTGTCCTCTGTGGTTAAACCGCTTCTCCCATGACCCTCGGCCGCACATCTTCCGGCGCAATCAAGATCAAGACCGACGGCAGCCTCCGCGCCGTCGAATGCGCGTGTTGTGCAACTGGCTGTAATTGTCCGAACTACATAGACAAATTCCCGAATCTTAAAACGATTTTAGGAAATTGGACAAATGTTGTTGTGAATTGGACATGGCCCGCATGGAAATCTGAAACTCCGAACACCGATCCTGTTGAGTATTTTGAACTCCCTGCAAAATCGCAAAGCGTATCATTGGCGAAATACACTTCATGCCTTGACCCTACTGATCCGCTTGGGCCGCCCTTACCTTTCGATTTTTGTCATTTTGTCCAAGGCGGAGATCCAATTTTGGGAATCGCAAATCCGTCTAATATTTGCGCGCAGATTTGGTCAAATCACTTGTCGTCGGGAGGAGGCTTTTCCCTTGGCTGTGGAGGAAATATAATTGTGTCTATTAACGGAGTGCCATTCCCTGCATTTTGGAGTGGGCCGGATAGCAGTAATTTAATTAAAGACAACGCAACCGCTTCATTTATTTTTTCATGAAGCTCGTCGATTTCCTTAAAGCCACGGCAAGATTTACAGGCCAAGGCTTCGCCACCACCCCACCCGAAGCCCTCGCCACCCGAGAAGCCACCTGCCGCGCGTGTCCCGAGTGGGACGCGCAGGCACTCAACGGAACGGGCCGCTGCCGCAAGTGCGGGTGCTCGACATGGGCAAAACTCCGCATGGCCACCGAGCGTTGCCCGATCGGCAAGTGGGAGAGTTTGACAGCGCCACAACAATAGCCACCATGCGCATTTACCTCGATCTCGACACCCGCAAGCTCATGTCGTCCACCGTCCGGCCGCTCTCTAAGCTGGAATTCAAAAGGCGCGACAATGACATTATCGAGCTGGTATTCCTCCGCACTGGCGAGGTGCAGGAACTCGCCGCAGGCACCACGGCGCGGCTCGGGATTAAGGCCAATGCGAACTACGACAGCGACTTCCTTGCCCTTACGACGCTCACGCAAAGCGGAGCAGGCACCGCCACGGTATACTCAGGCGAGCTCAATCTAAACACCACCGCCATCTCCACGGCCTTCACCGAGGAGCCGGTCACTTTCAACGCCATGCTCGAGGTCGAGTGGTCGACTGGCACCGTCGTCTCGTCCTCGCTGACTCTGCCTGTGGTTCTAATAAATGATGTCATTCGAGGCGACGAGGGAGAGCCTGTCGAGCTTCCGGCCTTCTACACTTCAGCAACAAGCGACCTAAAGGCCACGCAAGCCCAAGCAGAGGCGGGAGCCGATAACACAGCTTGGATGACGCCGCTGCGGACCGCGCAGGCGATTTCGGCAACACGCGCTACCTACGGCGAGGCCATCGCCGGGGAAAACAATACCAAAATCATGACTCCGCTCCTCGTAGCGGAAGCAATTTCCTCCTCAGGCGCAGGCCCGCACACTCATCCCCTCGCGCAGATCACGCAGAGTGGCGCAGCTGCTGGGCAGGTTGCCACATGGAACGGCACAGCATGGTCGCCGCAAACGCCAAGCGGCGGCGGAGGGGGAGGCACTCCAAGCACCCACGCAGCCAGCCACGCCAGCGCAGGCACCGATCCGATCACGCCCAGCAGCATCGGCGCAATAGCCTCCTCGCTGGATGTCACGACGATATCGGTGGTCACCTCGATGCCGGCCGAACCTGATCCTCTCACTCTTTACCTGGTCCTCGAATAAATGAACCTCGCCACAGCCACAGAGGCGAGCATCGGCACCAGGACACTAAATAGCATCCACCTCGGATCAAATCGCGTTTGGAGAAGACCAATCTGGCCGACAGTCGCCGAGCTTCAGACTGGCTCAAACATTTATTCCACGGCGCTGAGCGCTTCAGGAGCCGTCGCTGCGGTCTCGGACCCTCTCGGCGTGAAGGTTTACGATATCTCTGGTTCTATTTTTCAACAAAAAGGGGCCACCGTTAACAATGCTACGAATGTGGCCCTTTCCGCCTCGGGTAATCTTCTGGCGACCAGTGATCCGAAAGCGAATAATTTTAGCGGGACTGTTAAAATCTACGAGTGGAATGGCGATGAGTGGATTCAGAAGGGGCAGACCATAGGACCGACAACAGGCAGCCGAGCAGGGAACAGCCTCACGATCTCGCCCGACGAGCAAAAAATAATCTTTGGGGAAACCGGCAGCGGCGGAACCGGGATCATTCGGACGGTCGAATGGAATGGCACCTCGTGGTCAAATATTTCGCAATACAACTCCCCGTTCGGTGAGTATTTTGGGGAGTTAGGTCTCTCGTTGTCGGAAGACGGCTCCACACTCGTGGCTCCATCTCCATATAGTAATGCCCCTAAATATAATTCTGGGCGCGTGAGAGTCTTTGAGTGGTCCGCGAACGCCTGGACCCCTACGATGGACTTTAATGGAACCCACTATGAACAGTATTTTGGCCGTGGCGGGGCAATCATCTCCGGCAATAAGATTATTGTTGGAACGCCAGACTACGGTCTGCCTAACGGACATAGTGTCATAGAAAAAATCGGGAAGGTTTCCATTTTTGAAAAAATCGGAGCCTCATGGGTCGAGCAGACGGCATTTACTGGGGCAGCGACCTCCATTGTTGGAGTTACCGTTTCGATCCGTGGAGACAGGATATTCGTGGTTTCCAATGCTGGCGGCCGCACCGCAGGAGTTCTCCGGATTTATGACCTGACCGCAGGGGAGTGGGTCGAAGTGGTTACGAGCAAGATACCAGCCCAAAACTCCGGCATCTCATCAAACGGTCTTTTGTATCTTGGCAGCTCGCTTAAGTATTTGATCAATGGAATAACAGGGAACTCCACTCGTCCATTCCTCACATCAAATTTTCATTTTTTAGCCCTAAAAGCGCAGCAGGGCAATTCCTGACCCCTGTGTCCTCTGTGGTCAATCCGCTCCCACCCGCTCCCGAAGCCACTCGGAAGCCCGAGTGATTTGACACCCGCCGCTCGCGTAGCGGCATGAAACTTTTCCTCGACCTCAAAAACCGGCGCTTCGTCAAGTCCGCCGCGAGCAATGTCGCGCTCGACCGCCTCGTCCTCAAACGGCGCGACACGCTCCCCATCGAGGTCGTGTATGTCGAGAACGGCGCAGTCGCCACGCCCCCCGCAGGCACCACCGCCGCCGTCGGTCTCAAGGCCAAATTCTCCGATTCCAATTTCCTAGCTTACGCGGCCCCGGGAGAGACCACACTTGTTTTAAATACCATCCCCGTCGAGGCCGCGTTTTCTTCCAACCCCGCCAGCATCTCCGCCCTCCTCGAGATCCGCTGGGGCGCGCCAAGCACTGCCCACCGAACGGCCACCCTAGCCGTCGAACTCCAAAACAGCGTCATCACCGGAGACGAAGCCACGCCCGCCGCGATCCCCGACGGCAAGGCCACCCAAGCCGAAGCCGAAGCCGGAACGGATAATGCGAAATGGATGACTCCGCTCCGCACGGCGCAGGCCATCGCGGAACTCGCCCCGCCACCGACTTGGGACAGCGTGCTGAACAAGCCCGCCACCTTCCCAGCCACTGCGCATACACACCTCAAAGGCGAGATCACCGGCCTGACTGCCGACCTCGCCGCCCTTACTTCCGCAGACACCGCACTCGGCCAGCGGATCGACCACCTGGCCGCGAACCTCGACCCCGCCGCGCTCGACAGCATCGCGGAAGCAGCCGCCAGCATCGGCACCCTTCAGACCCAACTCGACACCCACACGCACACGGCCGCCGACATCACCGACTTCGCCAGCGCCGTCGTCGCCGTCTCCCCGCCCGTCGATTGGAGCAGCCTAACCGGCAAGCCCTCCACCTTCGCTCCCTCCGCGCACACCCACGCGATCTCCGAAGTCACCGGCCTCACCGACGCCCTCGACGGCAAAGCCACAGCCGCCCAAGGTGCTCTCGCCGATACCGCCCTCCAGCCCGAGGCCGCCGACTATCGCGGCGCCTACGACAACGGCGCGGACTACTGGCCCGGACAAGTCGTCAGCTACAACGGCGAGCTTTACATCCGCACCGGCGAGCCGAACCCCGGATATCCCCCCGGCTCGAGCTACTGGGCCGCCTTCGACCCCGCCGCCTCGCCAGCCTTCAAATTGTGGGTCGATCTTTCAAAAGCCGACGCGATCCACACGCACGCCGCCACCGAGATCACCGGCCTCTCGTCCTACATCATCGCCTCGGCTCCCGGCCTCTCGATCAACTCCACGATCCGCTACGGCGACGGCACCGCCACCACCTTTCCCATCGACGGCCTCGCGGGCAACGACCCCGAGCATGTCCTCGTCGCCTTGAACGGCGTCACGCAGACACCCGTCACCGACTACACCGTCAGCGAAGCCAGCGGCACGATCACCTTCGACGCCCCGCCCGCCGCAGGCACGCAGATCGCCTGCACGGCCCTTGGCCTGCGCACCGTCCAGCCGCCCATCGACCCGGCCCTCTACCTCTTCGCCTTCGACTCCAGCCTCGACGGCCTCACCACCTACAGCGGCCGCCTCCTCAACGCAAACCGCCCCGTCGCGCCAGCCCTGCCCGAGACCGCCACCACCTGGACAATCAAACGCACCACCCTCAACGCCGCCGGTCGCGTGCTTTCAACCGCCTCGGCCACCGGCTCGTGGGCTAACCGGGAAAGCCTCTCCTTCCAATGACGACAATCACCGAGAGCAACATCACCCAGACGCTCGACCTCTCGTCCTTCGACCTCACGCTCCCCTCCGTCATCGTCGAATACCCAACCCGCTCGGCCTTCCCAAGCATCGGAAAATCCGACCGCCTCTACATGGCCCTCGACGAAGGCATGCCCTACCGCTGGAGCAGCTCCGCAGCCGCCTACGCGCTCATGATTCCGGTCATCGACGCCGGTGCTTTTTGACAATCACCCACCCACGAACACCAACCCAAACCACCACCACCTAAAAAGCCATGGCTAATCCCATCCTCAAAATCAAACGCGGTTCCGGCACGCCGGTCTCGCTTCAAGTCGGCGAAATCGCGTTCGACACAACAAACAAATCCTTCTTCATCGGAACAGCCGAAGGCGTTCTGCCAATCGGCGGCGAGCATGTCTTTGCGAAAAAGACCTTCGTCAACGATGCAGTCGCAGCCGAAGCCTCGATCCGCAGCTCGGCCGACTCGACTCTGACCTCGAACCTCAACAGCGAAATCAGCCGCGCCACCGCAGCCGAAGGCGTCATCGCTGCGAACCTCGCAACCGAGATTTCGGACCGCGCTGCCGCGATCACCTCGGAAGCTTCCGCTCGTTCCTCAGCCGACTCCGTTTTGGACGGCAAGATCACGACCGAGAAAAATCGCGTTGACGCAATTCTCTCAGCCGCAGGAGCAAATGCCGATTCTTTCGCGGAAATCGTCACCCTCATCAATAGCGTAGACTCCACAAACGACACAGCCTTCGCTGGTTATGTGACCTCGAACAACGCCGCCCTCGCCTCCGAGATCAGCACTCGTGGTGCCGACGACACAGCGTTGGGACTGCGCATCGATGGCGTCGTTTCGGCAGCGACCGCGCTGACCACTCGTGTCTCCGCAGCAGAGCAAGACATCGTTGACCTCGGCACCGACCTCGCCGCCGAAACCTCCGCTCGTGAGAGCGCGATCAGCAGCGAGCAGACAGCCCGCGCCTCAGCGATCACCGGCGTCCAAAACTCGGTCACAGCCGAAGCCTCCACCAGGGCGACAGCCGACACCAGCCTCTCGAACCGCATCACCACCCTCGAAAACGCCAGCGCCGACAGCCGCCTGGACGAAGTCGAGGCCGATGTCGCTGACCACGAAAGCCGTATCTCCGCGATGGAGAGCGTCATCGATGGTGGCAGCTACTAGTCGATAAAACCCACTCCCCGGCGGGGCGGCCCATGCCGCCTCGCCAAGCGGGGGGAGTTTAAAATCTCCGCTGAATAAATCCGGCCCATGCCAAATCCAACCATCATCCCGAAAAAGTCGGTCCAGAGCGGAGCAGTTCCGCCAACTCTCGCCCTCGGCGAGATCGCCATCAACCACGCCGACCGCCGCCTATACAGCCGCAACCCGGCCACAGGCGAAATCTATCGCCTAGCAGGAGCAGGCGAAGCCCCTGACCGCGTGTTCGTTTTCGACAGCGCAGGAGACACCACCTACCTCGGATACCTTCTGTATTCGGATGTCCCCGCCACCGGCTCCATCTACGACGCGCCAGACTGGGAAATCTCCCGAACCCAATTCTCCGCAGACGGCAACACCAGCAGCGAAGCCTCGGCAACAGGCGCGTGGAATTCTCGCAGCTCACTCCAATTTTCTTAAAACATGATCGCAACACCCATCCTCGCCTCGGGCACCTCCGTCAAAACCCTCGCAGCATTTTCCGCCCGCGACAACCAACCCCCCGCCACCGCCTTCGCCACCTTGGACACGCGAAACTCCATCGCCGTTCTCGATTTCGACGCCGCCACCGACGAAGCCGCGATCTTCTCCGGCGTCATCCCCGACTACGCCAACCTCGCCAGCGGCCTCAAAATCCGCCTCGCCTGGATGGCCTCCACCGCCACCTCCGGCAATGTCCGCTGGGGCGCACAAATCATGCGTTGCAACACCGACCTCGATGCCGACTCCTTCGACACCGCGACCCTTGCCACATCTGCCGCAAACGGAACATCTGGCATCGTCACCGTGGCCGAAATCACCGCCACCGCCATTGACTCCCTCGTCGTTGGCGACACCTTTCGCATCAAAGTCTTCCGCGATGCCGACGACGCCACAAACGACACAATGACCGGAGATGCCGAATTGATCGCTGTAGAAGTGCAGCAAATCGCTTGATTTATGGCCTTAACTTTTACAGCAGCGAGTAGTCAGTTTCTTTCAATGCCTTCGGCTCCCGTTGCATCAGCCCCATTGACAATGGCGTGTTGGTTTAGAACCAGCAATGTTGCAAACACTCTTTCTTTAATTTGCATAAATGATACAGCCACAAACAATCATCATTGCTTATTATTAAGGGGAGATATCCCTGGAGACCCTGTTAATGTTTTCTCGCAGTCAGGAGCATCAAATGCAAACGAAGTTACCACTACTGGATTTAGCGCAAATACATGGGGCCATGCTTGCGGGGTTTTTTCTTCTAACGAAAGCCGTTCTGTTTATTTTAATGGTGGCGGCGTTGCAACAAACACAACCCATGTGCCAACATCGGGATTGATTCAATCATCAATAGGGGGGCGGCGAGTAGGACCAAGTGCTTTAAACGGAGTTCAATTTATGGAGGGTCAAATCGCTGAAGTTGGCATCTGGAACGCCGCACTCACCGCCGCCGAAGTCGCCTCGCTCGCCAAAGGCATGACCTGCGACAAAATTCGCCCGCAGAACCTCGTTTTCTACGCCCCACTCGTCCGCGATCTCATCGACCAAAAAGGCGGTCTCACCATAACCAACAACAACACCGCAACCGTGGCCAACCACCCAAGAGTATATGCCTAATTATTACAACATTCAGACCAACGAACTCGTCACCCTCGCGCCCGAAACCCTCGCCGCATGGGCCGCGAACGGCAACCCCAAAGCCGCCGACTACGCCCCGCTGCCGCCCAAGCCCAGCGAAGACGCCACATGGGGCAACGGCGAGTGGATCACGCCTGCCGCACCTATCTACACCGCCGAAGAGTGGACAGACTCGCAAGGCTACGGCGGCAACCGCTCGACCACACTCCTTTACCAAAAACTCCGCCTCGATGCCGCCGCGAAATCCTCCCCCAAGCTCAACGCCGTCCAAGCCTGGCTCGATGGCATGATCGCCTCCGGCCTCGCCCCAGCGTCCGCCGATTGGCCCGCCGCTCCGCATTCGTTTGAAGAGACACTCACCGAAACACTCACCACTCTAAACTCCTAATCCCATGGCCAACGAACTGAATATCGCCCTGCCCACTTCGGGCCTCACCGTCACCGCGCAACCCTACCAATCCGGCTCCGCCGTCGGGTCTGCCATTTCGCTCACCGAGGTCGGCAGCACCGGATTCTACAGCGGCACCATGACCGGCAGCGCTGGCACCTACCAACTCGCATTCCGCAGCGCCGGAGCCAATGTCGGCAGCGGCAGCATCGTCTGGAGCGGCACCGCCGAAGTCCCCGCCAGCACATTCAACGCCGCCAGCGACACCGTGGCCAATGTCACCCTCTGCGCCACCACGACAACCCTGACCAACGCCCCCACGGTGCCCTCCGCGAGCGCCATAGCCTCACAGGTCCGCACCGAGCTTTCGGTGGAGCTTGGCCGGGTGGATCAAAACATCTCAAGCAGACTCGCCGCCGCTGATTACACCGCACCAAGCGCCGCTCCAACGGTCACAGCAATCAGGCAGGAGCTGGACAGCAACTCGACCAAGCTCGCCAATCTCGACGCCACCGTGTCCAGCCGCCTCGCCACTTCCGGCTACACCGCGCCGACCTCGGCCCCAAGCGTGGCCGACATCCGCACCGAGCTGGCCGTGGAGTTGGGTCGATTGGATGCCTCCGTGTCATCGCGTCTCGCATCCGCGTCCTACACTGCCCCGACAACCCCACCCACAGCGGCTCAGATTGCCACCGCAGTCGAAGGTTCGCTCCTCAACGAAGCCGACGGCCAAGCCGTTCTGAACGCAATCGTGGGCGCAATCGGAAACACGAACCTCTCCGAGGTTTCGCTCGTCGCCGCCGTCCGCGCCGACCTCGAGCGCAACGGCGGAAAACTAGACAGCATCCCGACGACCTCGGCCCCATCGGCCTCCACGGTCGCCGGTGCAGTCCGCACCGAACTCGGCACCGAACTCGGCCGCATCGACGCCGCAATCTCCAGCCGCATGGCCGCAAGCGAATCGACCAAGATCGATGCGGTGAAAGCTAAGACGGACGCTCTGAACACCGAGAGATTGGCGAATGTGCCGACCGTGAACATTTTGGGCACCCTTCTCGCTCAGGCCAACTCATGAGTGAGAGCCTAGCGAAAGCCCTCGACCTCGCATCCCGGTGGGTCACCCCCGCCGGGATTCTCGTGGTCATCGTCCTGCAAAGCCAATTCGTCAGCCGCACCGAGTTCGAAGCCGCCTCCGAAAAACTCAGCGGCCGCGTTGAAAAAATCGAAGCCGTCCTGATCCGCATGGAAGCCAACGCCGAAACGGACAAACGCCACGACCACCTGCTCGCCGACCACGAAGGCCGCCTCCGCGCCCTCGAACGCCGTTGACCCTTTGACATCTCCGCAAGGGAGATGAAATCACTCTTCTCCAAGCTCAAAGAGCCAAGCACCATTCGCGGCGTGGCCATTCTCCTCGGTCTCGTAGGAATCAACCTCGATCCGCAAGCGGTCAACGCCATCACCGCAGGCGTGGCGGCCATCATCGGCCTGGTCGAGGTTTTCCGAAAAGAGAAATGAACGCGCCTCGCATTGCGCTGTTTATTTTTGTCCTAGCGTTCTTATTCCTCGGCCTCGCGCTTCTCACCGGGTGCTCAGCCCTTGGTCCGGTCGGCATCAGTTTCGAGACCGACTACGGCCGCTTCACCTACCAGCTCCCCGAAGTCCCCAGCCGCACCCTCAAAGACAAATGAACTTCCTCGACTTCCTCCGCCGGATGTTCCCCATGGCCCAGCCTCCCGCCGAGCCAGCACCAGCACCGGCGAAGTCGAAGCCCGCAGGAACGCCGGCGGCCCCGACGGCATCTGCCCCCGTCCGCTACTACCCGCAGACCAACCGGAAAACACCCAATGTCTCGGCAGGCCGCGTCATCAAACCAACGCACATCGTGCTCCACCACACCTCTGGCGCTTATGCTGGATCGGTCTCGTGGTGCCTCGACCCGATTAGCAAAGTCAGCTACCACTGCATCGTCGCCAGAAACGGCAAGCGAACCGTGCTCGCCACGCCCAGCCAGCGCACATGGCACGCCGGCGTCTCAAGCTGGCAAGGACGCAAAGACGCCAACTCCTTCAGCATCGGCCTCGCGTGGGAAGGTGACACCTATCAAGTCCCACTCAGCGACGACGCCATCCTAAGCGCGGTGGAATACCTCCTTCCTCTCTTGGATGAATATCACATTCCTCTCTCAAACATCATCCGCCACGCCGATGTCGCGCCCGGCCGCAAAGACGATTGCTCCCCAGCCGCCCACGCCGCCCTTCTCGCCGCCCTCAACCGGGTGCTCTGATATATGGCAAAGAAAACCGCCCCGCCCAAAGACCGCGAGGCCGTCATGCTCCAAGCCCGCGCGCTCCTCGCCGAGCATTTCGATGTCTCCTTGTGCATCGTTTCGTGGGAGGACGAGGGCGAGACCTATTACATGGATTTCAAATTCGGAAACGATTACGCGGCCCGAGCCCTCTGCCGCGAAGCAGACGAAATCCTTTGGCCAATCCAAGAGGAAGAGGACGACGAGGAGGAGACCGCTTGAAGGCCACGCTCGAATTTACCCTGCCCGAGGAGCGCACAGAGCACATCTGCGCGGTCAAGGGAATGGATACCGTTTTAATACTGGATGATCTCGTTAACGAAATCCGGTCATTCCTTAAACACGGCAGCGGCGAGTTCCGCGAATGGCGCGACGACGAAGGCCAGACCCAAAAAGGTTGCGACGCCACTCTCGAAAAAGTCCGCTCCTACATTTGGGAACTCCGCAAAGACAACGAAATCCCCGACCTCCCATGACCCCGATAAAGAAATGGAAAAAGTGGATGGCCGTCGGGTGCTCGCACGGCGCCGAGATCGACCCCGAGGCCCGCGCCGCCGTGCTGAAATTCAAAGCCGCCTGGAAGCCCCAGACCACCCTGCACCTCGGCGATTTCATTGACCTCGCCAGTTTCCGCGCCGGAGCCGTCCGCGACAGCAACGACGCCGACCACGCCGCCGATGTCGCGGGCGACCTCATGGCCGGCATCGAGTTCCTCCACGAACTCGAGCCCAACCAAATCCTTTGCGGCAACCACGAAGCCCGCCTCTGGAAATTTTCCAAAAGCCCGAACGCCCTCCTCGCCTACGCGGCCAACCTGACCATCCAGAAAATCGAAGAGACCGCCAAGAAACTCCGCGCTCCGATCACACCCTACGGCATCCGCAACTATGTCGAACTCGGCCGAACCAAATTCGTCCACGGCTCGATGTTCAATGTCAGCGCCATCCGCGACCACGCCGAGACCTACGGCAATGTGGTCATGGCGCACCTCCATCGAGTCGGCTGGGAGCGCGCCCGCAACATCGACGGAGCCTCTGGCTACTGCGTCGGCATGCTCGCCAACTTCGATATGGCCTACTCCGCCGAACGCCGCGCCACGCTAGCCTGGTCGCAGGGATTCGCCTGGGGCCACTACTGCGAAAATTCCCTCACCGTTAATCTATGCGAACGAAAAAAAGGCCAGCCCTGGCTACTCCCGATTTAAAAAGCGCCTGGGCGAAATACTACGCGAGCACGAAGGAAGATAAATTAAGTGCTTACGAAGCCAAAGGGTGGAAGACTATTTCCACCATGGCCACCGAAACAAACCAATCGCCCAACACGGTTCAGAGCCAGATGAGAAACCTCACCTCCCAAAACATTTTTGATAAAAAAATCATAAGGAGCATGTCTGCCAATGGCGTCCGGGATGTGGCAATTTTTAGGCCAGCGAGCCAACGCCGTGCCAACAGCAACGCAAAACCATGATAATCAAAGGCCGATTTTTGATTCGTAATCGATAGGTCACGAGTTCGAGTCTCGTCATCGGCTCCCTTCTTAAATGCCCGCAGAGGCGCTCCTAGTGTGCTTCTGCGGGTTTTTTGTTGATGTTTCCATTCGTTGCGCTTGATTGCTGTAAATGCCTAAACGAGCCAACATCGTGCCAACAGTGCCAACAGCCCTAGCAACGCAGAGCAACACAAGCACCGTGTCGATTCAGCGGGCGAGCGTGCGGGGGGTGGAAAAGTTCTGCGTGTGGACGAAAATTTCGGGGAAGCGGAAGCGGGCTTTCTTTGATGAGGCGGTGGCTGCGGTGGCTTATCGCGATCAGATTTTGCGGCAGCTCCAGGCGAAGGGCACGGAGTCGTTTGCCGAGTCGGGCAAGACGGTCTCGGAGGGGTGGCGCGAATTTCAGATGCTCCGGCTACCGAAGCTCCGAGGGAGTAATGCGCGGCTGGTGTGCTGGTGGATCGGCCACTATGTCGAGGCTCAGGGGCGGATGCCGCTGGCGGCGGTTTCACCTCGGGACATCGATGCGTTTCTGGCGCGGAAGGAGTGGAGTGGCACGACGCGGCAGCAGGGCTTCGTTTATCTTCGCCTCTTTTTCAACTGGCTGGTGCGATACGAGCATCTGGACCGCTCGCCGGTTCAGCGGGCGGAGAGGCCGCAGGCGGCGCCGGTCCACCATCTCTTGACGGTTCCGCAGGTGCGGCGGTTGCTGGAGCTGACGGCAGGCGATGACAGGATGCGGGCGTGGCTGGTTCTGGGAGTCTTTGGGGGGATGCGAATCTCGGAGGTGGGGCGGGCATTGCCGGAGCATATCGAGGAGACGGAGATCTTCGTGCCGCAAACCAAGTCCACCGATCCAGATCCTCGGCCGCGCTTCGTTCCGATCCTGCCGGCGCTCAAGCGGCACCTTCCGAAGAAATGGGACTGCCTCGATGAGGATCACATCAAGCGGGCGCGCACGGCGCTGGCTTTAGAAATGAACTGGGACGAGTGGCCGCAGAATTGTCTGCGTCATACGGCGGCCTCGATGCACTACGCGGCTTGGCAGGATGCGGGGAAGACGGCTTACTATCTAGGTCATTCCTCGCCAAAGATGGTTGGAGAACGATATGCGCGAGCGGTGCGGGGAAAAGAGGCAAAGGCTTTTTGGGCGCTTTAGATAAGCTGGCGGCGCATTTAAACCTGCGCGCAAAACGGCTTTTTATTGACGCCTAGTTTTTCCAAGGAGAGATGTAGGAGAGGAAGGTCGGGCATTCGATGCAGTGGCGTTTGCTTTCTTTTCGGAATCTCTCATCTCTCTAACGGCTTCCGAAATGATTTTAGAGATGGGCACCGTTACCATTGGGTTTTTTGCCTGCTCCTCGTTTTTCTTTTTGACGCAAAAAGCGTGCAGATCGAGAGGCAGTGAGATGTTCAATTTCTTGTGCGTTTTCTCTTTCATGATTCCTACTAGTAGCACCGAAAGCACCAGTGCGCAAATTTTCATGAAAATTTATTTTCGC